GAACTAAGATAGGGCTTTGTAAAACTTGCATATGTGATAAGTGCGTACCTAAGACTGATTGGGGCTAACGTGACTGAAGCAACTAAACGTGACCCTAAGAAATGGGCTGCTGCTAAAGCAAGAGCAAAGGCTAAGATGGGTGGTAAGCATTCAGCAAGAGCAATGCAGTTAGCAGTTAAGTACTACAAAGATTCAGGTGGTACATACAAAGGTAAGAAGAAAAAAAGTAACAAGCTATCTAAATGGAGCAAACAAAAGTGGAGAACAAAGTCAGGTAAACCTTCTAAGAAGACAGGTGAAAGATATCTTCCAGAGAAAGCAATCAAAAGCCTGACATCAAAGGAGTATGCAGCAACCACGAAAGCAAAAAGAAAGGGGACTGCTGCAGGAAAGCAGTTCGTTAGACAACCTAAGAAGATAGCAAAGAAAACAAGAAAATTTAGGACAGCATAATGGCTACATCAGGTACATATAACTTCAACTTAGATATAGATGAAGTAATTCAAGAAGCAAGTGAGATGATTGGTGGAGAAGATACTCTAGGCCATGAACCTGCTTCTGCTAGACGTTCTATTAATCTTATGCTTAAGGATTGGCAGAACAGAGGGATACTTCTATGGACAACCAATACAAGCAGTATTACATTATCTACCAGTGTTACTTCTTATAACTTAGGTAGTAGTACAATTAATGCTCTTGAGGTAGTCTTACGAAGAAGTAACTCAGACATACAGCTTACCAGAATTACTCCAGAGGAGTATCTCCTTATACCAGCACCTACTCAAAAAGGAAGACCTACTCAGTATAGTATACGTAGAAACAGAGACAATCCTGTTCTATCAGTCTGGCCTATTCCAGAGAACTCTACAGATACTTTACAGTTAGAGATAGTCAGTGAGATGCAGGATGTAAATAGATCTGCTGATCAGAATGCTGATCTACCTAAAAGATTTCTACCACCACTTACTTGTGGACTAGCTTACTATATGTCTATGAAGCGTCCACTGGTAGCAGATACAAGAATAGCAATGCTTAAACAAAACTACGAGGATATGTTAGCTAGAGCAATGGAAGAAGATAGAGAAAGAGCTTCTCTATATCTATTACCTAGATTAACATTTTATAACTAATGGCAGTAAATAGTAAAACTCTAGCAATGTGTGATACCTGTGGATTTACTTATCCACATAGGGTAATGCGAATGAATAGTTATGGTCTTTTGGTTTGTCCTGAAGACTTTGAAGGGCAATATGATTTAAAGAACAGTCCATTAAACAGAGTGCCGAATGTAAAGGATAATCCTAGAGTTATGAATCCAAGACCTGATGATGGTGGTAGAGGAATAACATGGGATCAATATGCAGAATGGATTACAATAGATCCTACAAGTCTTGCTCCTATCATAGGTAATACAACTTGGCAACTTGCAAATAGAACATGGGATGCAATATGACAGATTTTAACGGGAAACTTATATCTAATACATACAGATCTTTATTGACTGTTAATGCAAGTGTGACAGGTACAGGTGTTACTACTTCTCTTGTAGGTATACAAACAGCAGACGGTACTCAGACAGCTATTAAGATAGCAACTAATGCAGCACAGATTAGTGGTAATCTTGGGGTATCTGGTAATCTTTCTGTACAAGATAAAGTATGTGCTTCAGCATACTTTGGAGATGGATCAAACCTTACAGGACTTACAGCCTCTATTGGTGGAAGTATATCAATAACAAATGCTTTTATAGATGGAACAGTTACAGTTGCAGGAGCAGCTATATTTAATGATGACGTTTCAGTTAGTGGAGTAGTAAATATAGGTGGTAATACATCTGTAGGTGGAACTTTAATAACTACAGGAGCAGCTACGTTTAGTTCAACTGTTACAGTAGTTGGAGCTTCAGACTTTAAGAATGATGTCTCTGTAAGTGGTGACTTAGGAGTTAAAGGTGATGTATCCGTAGAAGGTAATGTATCTCTTGGTGGTACATTAGCTGTAACAGGAGCAGGAACATTCACAGGTAAAGCAGAATTTAAAGATGATGTATCAGTCTCTGGTAACTTAGATGTAGCAGGAAATGTATCTGTAGGTGGCACAGCAGTATTAAATGGAAATGTGTCAGTCAGTGGTAATGTTAATGTAAATGGTAATGTAACAGCTTTATTCTACTATGGTGATGGTTCTAATCTTAGCAATGTCGAAGCTGAATTAGGAACAGCTACTAATATATCTGTTGAAGGATTTATACATGCAGGTGGAAGTGTATCTGTAAGTGGACCTTTTAATGTTGTAGGAGCAGCTACCTTTAAGGATGATGTATCAGTAAGTGGTAATACAAACCTTAGTGGTACAGCTACAATAGCAGGAGCCGTAAGTCTTGCATCTAGTCTGAGTGTAGGTGGTGCAGTAAATCTTTTAGGTACAGCTACTATAACAGGAGCAGCAGGATTTCTAAGCACAGTTAGAGTAGCAGGTGCAACCTCAATAGAGGGAGCAGCTTTACTTAAAAGTACAGTCACAGTAGTCGGAGCAGCACATCTACAAAGTACAGTATCAGTTGGAGGTGCAGCTACGTTTGCTTCTACAGTCACAGTAGTAGGTGCAGGAACATTTAAAGATGACGTATCAGTAAGTGGTAATGTAGTTATAGGTGGCACAGTCACAATCAGTGGTGCTAATGTTCAAGCAGCAAATGCAAAGGTATGTGCTTCAGCATTCTACGGTGATGGTTCTAACTTAACAAACGTACCAACATCAGGTGATGTATCAGTATCAACACTAAGAGTAACTAATAATGCTTCTATAGGTGGGACATTATCAGTAACTGGAGCAGCAGGTTTTGCATCAACAGTTACTGTAGCAGGTAATGTAAGTATAGGTGGAACAGGAGTAGTAGGTGGTACATTCGCTGTATCAGGAGGAGCAATAGATTTAAGAACAAGTGCTTCAGATCCAGCATACATTAGATTTTATTGTGAGTCTGGTAATGCTCACTATGCTCAACTAAGATCCCCACCACATGCTTCTTATAGTGGTAATGTAACAATTACTCTACCAACAAGTACTGTTACAATTATAGGAACATCAACAACAGATACTTTAACAAATAAAACTTTTGCAGATGCTACTCAATTTGAAGATGCTGTAACAGTTGAAGGTGCAACACATCTTCAGAGTACAGTCTCTGTAGGTGGAGCAGGTACATTTGCTTCTACAGTAACAATAACAGGGGCAGCAGGATTCCTAAGTACAGTAAGAGTTAGTGGTGCTACATCTCTAGAAGGTGCAGTCAACATGGGAAGTACTCTCTCAGTAACTGGTGCAGTTGTTCTAAAAGATAATGTATCCATAGGTGGTACTGTTAAGATGGGTAGTACAGCAACCATATCAGGTGCAGGAGGCTTTTTAAGCACTATTAGAGTAGCAGGAGCTACTTCTCTGGAGAGTACTGTAGTCATAGGTGGTACTGCCACTATAACAGGCAATACAGGCTTCTTAGGTACAGTTAGAGTTAGTGGTGCAACATCACTTGAAGCTGCTGTAGTCATGAAGAGTACAGCTACAGTATCAGGTGCAGTAGGATTACTAACTACACTAAGGGTTGCAGGAGTTGTATCTGCTGAAAGTAACGTAGTCATAGGTGGTACTGCTACCATCACAGGTAACTCAGGCTTCTTAGGAACTGTTAGAGTTAGTGGTAATACAAGTGTAGGTGGTACATTTGCTCTTGCTAAGTCAGCAGCAGCAACAGTACATACAACAGCTATCAATGGAGTAACCAGTGTATCTCTTAACTTTGGAGGCGCACAAAACTTCTTGACAACTGTGACAGCAGCGCATACAATGGCAAGACCAACAAATGCTAGGGTAGGTCAAGTGGGAAGTATATTCTTTGTGCAGTCAGGTGGTAGTGGTACACTATCATGGAATGCTTGTTGGAAGTTTCCTGCTGGAACTGATCCTACCTTCTCTACTTCTGCTGGAGCAGTAGATAGATTAGATTATATAATAGCATCTGTATCTAGTGATGA